CGCGCGCGTTTTTTTCTGCGAAATTCAGCAGGGGGGGGGTTGCGCCCCGTTTGTTGGATGATGGCGGCGGTGGATGGCGGCGAGCTTCCGGATTTGCGGGCCGCTTAATGTCTTGGCGATGATTCGAGCGGGGCAGCGCTTCAGCGCTTGGAATGGTTTGGGCAGGTCGACGCCGTCGGGCAATCGGGACAGCCAATCGATGGCGGGTTTTTCGTTGTCCTCAAGCTGGATCGCAATTCGATTGCGTTGGCGGTTTGCTCGGTTCGGGCCTTTTGGGTTTGTGTTGGATGGCCAATCGTTCATGGCGGCGGCTCCTTGTTTCTTGTGCTGGGGTTGACAATTCGACGCGCTGCGCCGAATAACACGTACTCACGGCAAGGAAGCCGGCATAGGCGGGAGCGCTGCAGGGACGCGGCGGCCCGCTTTTCATTCTCGAGCGTATTGCTCAACGCTCCGAGACAACAGCGGAATCGGCTGTGTTTTCTGTGGTCCGGCATGTGATGCCGTGACCCGCTCTTGATGATTCGGCAAGGAAGGCCGAACGCATGACCAAATGGCACAAAATCGCCCGTAGTGCGTTAGGCGTTCTCGCCGGCGGCTCGTTTGCCGGATTGCAGACGGCCGGATACGTGGACGGCGCGGAAACAACAGCCGGCATTGATGCCGGTCTGGTGCGGGATTTGTTCACGGCCGGGCTGACACTGGCGGCGGTGGCGTATCCGAAGCTGACGCGGGCCGGCGTTTTCTGGAAGTCGTTGACGAATCAGGAAGCACTGGACGAAACGTCCAGCGAACTCGAACAGCTTCGCGCGCGGCTGGATGATCTTGAACAGCTCGAGCCGCCACGCAAAACCACGCGACGAAGGCGGCGGAAGTGACACACGACAGCGCTCTTGCTCGCGGGATTCCGGCCGACGCTTTCGAGCGAATCGAGCGTATGTCCTCGCGGCGTCTGCGGACGGATCCGGCGTTCGATGCAAACGCAACCGATCAACACATAACAGCCCGACGGCTGGCTGAGTGGGTGATTGAAGAAGCGGCGAACGAACTCAGCGACGGCGACCGGACAACATTGAATCAGGACGCACGAATTCGGCGGCGGGTTCAGAAGCGGCTGGCCCGCACGGTGGGCCGTAGAATCTGGTGGAATCCGTTTGCAGGTCATGGCCTGCGAGCTTTGGTGCGTGTTGTGGTACCGATCACTCTCGCGTATCTGCGGCTTCAATTTCCAGCGGCTACCGTGTTGGCGGCGGCTCCGATGGTCGCCGAAGCTCTTTACAAGATGCTGGACGCGGAACCGGACGCGTGAAGATTTTCGACCCACTCGACCCGCCGCACCTGGCCGACGAAACCACGGAACCGCAAACCGGACCGTCCGCGCTCAAACGTGGGGACGTGTTCATGCTGGAAGCGATCAACGATTTGGCCGCGCATGTGGTCGAATACGCTCAAAGGTTGAACGATGACGAAAACGAAGCCGCTCAGCGCGGAACACTTCGGCCGGATTCACGAATTGCAGACGAAACGGCAGGAGCTGGAACGGGAAGCCCGACGCCTCGGCAGTGAAGAACGCCGGCTGCTTTGTGAGACCGCCGACGCTCTCGACGAAGCGGGCAAGACGCAGGCTAAACGCGGCGATTACCGCGCGGAATTCATCGAGAAACCGGGCCGGATTGGCTGGAAGGATGAATGCCTCAAACGGCTGAAGGCGGGGGAACTCGAGAAGCTGGAATCTGCCGTGCCGGTAACGCGGAAGCTCAGCATTGTTTCGCTGGCGGCTCTGTTGTTTTGTGTGGCGCTGCCTGGTTGTCTGAAGCACGAAACCGACGATTTGGGGACGGTGCCGGCGTTTCAGCCGGAACCGATGGATTGGGTTGGCTCCGATCCTGTGGTGGACGAAGGGCCGACGCGTCACCCGTTGCCGCCGCTTCCTGCCGATGACTCGGACGGCTATACCGGCTGCGTGATTTACACCGGGCCGAAGTGCCGGCCGTGCCGGCTGCTGCATGAAGATCTGGAGTTCATTTGCAAGGACCGCGAACACTGGGAAGTAGCGGTTCGGGGCGGTTCCGGCTACACGGCGACCGAAGACTGGATCATCGTTCCACCGGGGAAACACGGCGGGCCGTATCCGACGCTGGTGTACTACGAAGACGGCGAAATCGTTGAAACTGTGGAAGGTTACACGAGCGCGCCAACGTTCACACTGCGCCGGAAGGTGCTGGCGGGGCTGTTCGCGAAGCATCCGGCCAGCAGCCATTACCACTAGTGCCTACGGCACCGCAACGCGGGCCACGGAAGCGGCACGCAACGAAGACACGGGAACGCCGGCCGCATAGTTCGGCCCGCGGTTACGGTTATCGATGGCAGAAGTACGCCCGCGGGTATCTCGAGCGGTTTCCGTTGTGTCGGCCGTGCGAAGAACGGGGCAGGGTTTCAGCGGCTGAAGCTGTCGACCATATCGAACCAATCACCGGTCCGGACGATCCGCGATTCTGGACGCCGGGGAATCATCAACCGATTTGCTGGCGCTGTCACAGCAGCAAGACGGCCACCGAACGAAACGGCAAGCAATGGCGCAACGGGGGCGGAAAGCACAGCCGAAAACAGTGATTCAGCCGGGGCCGATGCCGAGCCCGCCGGAATGGCTCGCCGGCGAGAACGCTCTCGCGATGTGGCACAAGTACGGCCCGACGCTCAACGCGTTGGGCCTGCTGGAATCACTCGACGCTATCGCGTTTGCCATGTTGTGTGATTCACTCGACGCTCTGCTGAAACAACGCGAGAAACTGGACGGCGTGCCTTTGGTGGTGATGGTCGGCGAGAACGGGGCCGAACAACAGCACCCGCTCGTCGGAATCGTTCGCCAGCAATTCAAGGCGGTCCAGTCGTTGTTGGCAGAATTCGGGCTGACTCCGAGCAGCCGCACGGCGCTAACGGGTTCGACCTCTGTGAAACCGATCGAGGCGGCGGTCGATCCTCTTGAAGCTCTCATGGAACAGATGGGCACGATTGGCGACGCCATACCGGACGAATCGCCTCAACCAATTACTCCACGGAAACGCAAGGCCGCAAAGAAACGGGCCGCCCGCAAAACGACGCCGAAGAAGCGAGCCGCGAAGAAACGACCGGCGCGAAAGAAAACGGCAGGGAAGCGAGCGACGCGCAAGGCTGACAAGTGAAAGAACGATACGGCAAACAGGGCGCACGGCTGATTCAGGGCGAAACGATCGCCACATTGCGCCAGCTCATTGACGACGGGGAACAGTTCGACGCACTGCTGACCGATCCGCCGTACAGCTCCGGCGGGTTGCATATCGGTGCAAAGTCGATTGCGACGACAACGAAGTACCAGCAAACGCAAAGCCGCAAGCGGCATACGGATTTTGGCGGCGATTCCCGCGACCAGCTCTCGTTTGTGACCTGGTGCGCTTGCTGGCTGAATCAATGCCGGCAACTGTTGGTGCCCGGGGCTCCGGTGATCATGTTCTGCGACTGGCGGCAACTGGGCGCAGCGATCAGCGCGTTGCAGGCCGGCGGGTTCACGTTCCTCGGCGTTGTCGCCTGGGACAAGAAAGGCGGCCGGCCGGCGGCCGGGCGATTCCGCCAGCAGACGGAGTTCGTCGTGTGGGGTTCCAACGGCAAAATGCCAAAACGCGACGTTTACCTTCCGGGCGTGTTTGCTCACGCGACACCACCGGGAAAGAAGCGGCGACACATGACACAGAAGCCGGTCGCGTTGTTGCGTGACCTGCTGGGGATTGTTCCGGAAGGGGGCCGTGTTCTCGATCCGTTCGCCGGTTCCGGTTCGACGTTGCAGGCATGTCGGGAAATGGAACTGCTTGGCACCGCGATTGAGGAACACGAAGGCATGGCGTCTGATGCGGTCGATTGGCTCATTGAAACGGAATCTGAGTGAATGCGGGCCAGCGGGTTCAGGAATACGTCGACGGCGTTTTGTCGGGCGACATTGTCGCCGGCGAATTGCAGCGCCGAGCCGTGCGCCGCTACGTTGACGATCTGAAGCGAGCGAGAAAGAAGAACGCGCCTTTTTACTTCGATACTCAAACGGCTGAGATTGCCTGCGCGTTCTTTCCGGCGGTGCTGATTCACAGCTCCGCGGAATTCGTGGGGCGGCCGTTCGAATTGTTGCCGGATCAATTGTTCATCGTGTGGAATCTGTGGGGATGGCGGCGGCGGGCGGACGGGACGCGGCGGTTTCGGTCCTGCCACATTGAGGCCGCTCGCAAATGGGGAAAGACGGCGTTCATTGCCGGGCTGTGTCTGCTGGCGTTTCTGCTGGATCGCGAAGCGCGGCCGGAAATCTATTGTACCGCCACGAAGCGGAACCAGTCGAAACTGGTCTGGGAAGAAATCGATCGGTTTCGCGTCGCCTCGCCTTCGTTGTCGAAGCGGCTGAGCGTGAAGGCGTCGGAATACACGATCGCAAAGGCGGACCGCGGAATCATCAAAGCGCTAGGCGCAGACGGCGGCGGCTCTGATGGTTTGTTTCCTCATTTTGTGACGTTCGACGAGCTACACGAGTGGAAAACCGCCGCACACCTGAAGCTGTGGGCCAAACTGCGGACCGGATCGGCGGCCAGGCGGCAGCCGTTCTTTGCCACAATCACCACCGCCGGCGACGATCAAAGCAAGCTGTGGCTGTCTGAGCGGGCCTATGCGGTCAAGGTGTTGAACGGGGACGTGCAGGACGACGCGTTGTTTGCGTTCGTGCTGTGTCTGGATGACGACGACGACATCTTCGACGAGGACAATTGGCCGAAGGCGCAGCCGCATCTGGGTATCACGGCGAAATGGGACGACTACCGGCAGCTCGCATTGAAGGCGGCCAGCGATGAAGGCACCCGGCGAGATTTCGAACGATACTACTGCAACCGGCGGGTTGAATCGGTCAATCGAGCGATCTCGGATATCGCGTGGAATCTTGGCGGCGGGGATCTGCCTGTACTCAGCGGCCGCATTGTTCACGGCGGCGTGGATCTGGGTTGGCGGGACGACCTTGCAGCTCTGGGCCTTTGTTTTCCGCCGCGGCGGGCTGGCGAACCTTACGCGATCAAGGCGCAGGCGTTTGTTCCGGCGGATTGCAAGAGAGACCTCACGGAACAACCGATCGCGGGGCTGATTCGGTCAAAACACGTCATTGTGACGCCGGGCAATACAACGGACGTGCAGGCGATTCACGCGGCCGTGCAGGAAGCTCGAGAAATCTACACACTCAAGTCTGTCGCGATCGATCCGAACAACGCACGGCAGTTTGGCACGGAACTTGTGTCCAAAGGGATCCAGACCTACGAATTCGGGCAACAGGCTCGCAACTGGAATGAGCCGTTTCGGGAATTCCTGCGACTGATGGCGGCCGGCAAAATCAGCCACGGGAACGACCCGCTTTTGTCATGGTGTCAACAGAATTTGATGGCGTGGACATCGGGCGACGGCCTGATGAAGCCGAGCAAACAGGCCAGCACGGAGAAGATTGACCCGCTTGTGGCGGTTCTGATGGCGTTCTCTGAAGCGATGTTTTACGCGTCCCGCGACGGCAACACGGGCGACGGACCACGGGTTCGGATTTTATGAAACTGCGCACGATTACCAACACGGCCCGCCGCTTCCTGGGAAGTCTGACAATGCGGGCGTCGACAATTCTCGGGATGAGTGCAACGTTGTTCCAGGCGCTCAGCACGCGGACGTTGGCCACGGCGGCGTCCGGTGTGACGGTGACGCCGGCCACGGCTGCAAAGGTGGCGGCCTACAAACGCGGCGTCGAACTGATCGCGAACTACGTCGGGAAAACGCCGTTCCATGTGAAAGAAGGAAAGCAGAAGGCCAAACAGCATCCGGCCTGGAAGCTGGTTCGACGCTGGGCGATTCATCAGACGGTTTCCTCGCACAGATTCCGGACGACGCTTGTTATTCATTGCCTGATGCACGGCGGCAACGGCTACGCGTTCATCAAACGGAACGCGATGATGGAACCGGAATCTCTTTGGATTCTCGACCCTGCGAAAGTCCGAGCCGAGCGCCGCGGCGGCCGGCTGGTATATGTGATTGCCGGCCGACAGCGACCGGTGCCGGCGTCTGACGTGTTCCACATCCGCGGCTTTGGGGCGTCCGAAGTAACGGGCGACGATCCGATCAAGGGATACGCACGCGACGTTCTGGGTCTGGCTGTGGCGCAACAGGACTACGCCAGCAAATACTACGAACACGGCGGCACGCCGGCGGTTTACTTCAAATCCGATATCCCTCTCGATGACGACCGATTCAACCGGTTGACGAGTGAAGTCGGGCCGTTGAAGGGTTCGATACTCGACCCGCACAAAATCCCGGTCCTCGAGCAGGGCGACCTCAACAGCTTGAGTCTATCGGCCGAACAGACACAACTACTTGGGGCGCGTGAGTTCAGTTTGAAGGACATCGCGAACTGTCTCGGGCTGCCGGTTCACAAATTGCAGGGCGACGGAAAGTCCAGCTACAAGTCGCTCGAGGAGGAGAACAGGGCGTTCCGGGATGACAGTCTCGACCCGTGGCTCTGCCAATTTGAAGAACAATACCAGAAGCTGCTGACGGAAGACGAACAGGCCCGCGAAACTCACGACATTGAAGCCGTGCGGGAGTCTTTGACGCGGACGAATCAGAAGGAACGAGCCGAGATTCTGTCAAAGGCGGTCGGCGGTCCGTATCTGACGGTCAACGAAGCCCGGGACATTGAAAGTCTTGGCGACGTGGAAGGCGGCGGCGAACTTCTCAAACCGTTGAATATGACACCGAAGGACGAAGGGCAGGGCGACGACACCGAAGCCGCACGCGTCCACCCATTGAACGAAGACTTGCGAGCCGTGACGGCGGCCGTTTATCAACTGCGGGCGCTGACTGACGTTTACGCTCGCATGTCGAAACGTCTGGCGACGCAGGCGCGCAAGGCCGCCACGAAGCCGAAGTCCTTCGCCGATTTCCTCGACAACTTTGAAGAACGCAACCGCGGCCAACTGAGAGCGGCGTTTGCTCCGATCTGCGGGCTGATTGAAGGCGGCGACGGGGCCGCCACTGCGGACGCGTTGTTGTCGGACGTTCGCACGGAATTGTCGGCACTGTATGACACGACGCCGGCGGAATTGTTTAGTCAACGCGTGAACGAAGCGGCCGATGCTTTTGAACAATCAGCAGCGAAGCGGGCAGGCGATTTGCTGATGGTTTGGAGAGACGCGCGTGTGGCTTGATGAGCAAACGCCGGAGGCACCGCGTTATTGGATACGTTCGACAATGTCTCCAATGTTGGCCACGTTGCAGGACGGTCGGATTCTGTGGGCGAACTCGTCGTTTCAGCGGTTGGTGGAATACACGGCGGTAGAGCTGACCGACGGCGAGCGGCCGGTTTATTGGACGGATTTAACGGTGGATCGCGGCGACCTGGCGCATGATCTGCAAATGGCGGAAGGCTTGGTTCGCGGCGATCAAACAGAATATCAACTCACGAAGGAATACAAGACGAAGTCCGGCGAAATTGTGCCGGTTGTAATTCACGTGGTTCGGTTTCCATCGAGCGGTGATTTCCAGTGCTTTTTGGTCACGTGCTATCCATTGCGCCACGGTGAACAGGCTGCCCTGTTTGAACTTCAGGAATTCCGGGCGACTGTCGAACGCATGAGTGAACAGACGCAACACGTTGCGGAATGTCTGGAGAAACTGTCTCAAGGCTCTGACGTGTTGCTCCCAATTCGGCAATGGGCGAACGATCACCCGCGCGTTGCTTTGGCTGTCGGCGGTTTGTTGTTGTTGCGCGTCGCCGGCTTTTCCGTTCCCGACATTTTGCAGCTATTCACGACGCTGAAGTCTCTGGTTTAAGGGGTAAGCACAATGACGACATCGACAATGCAACGCCGATTCCTGCCAAACGAAATCCGCCAGGTTGAAGCGGTGAAACGAACCGACGGCGACGCTGAGAAGCTGGCCGGGATCAAGGGCACGGCCGCCGTGTTCTACAACGAAGCGGACCCGGACGGCACGCAATACCGCCTTTGGCGTGATACGTGGGAGCGGATCATGCCGGGGGCCTTCGACGACGCTCTGGCCCGTCCCGATGACGTGCGGGCGTTGCAGAATCACGACCCGCGGTTGCTTCTCGGGCGCAGCTCTGCGGGGACGTTGACGCTTTCGGTAGATGGGGCCGGGCTCAACTACGACATTGACACGCCGGACAATACCGCCGGCCGTGACACGGTGGTTTCGCTCGAACGCGGCGACATGACGGGTTCCTCGTTTGCGTTTATCGCACAGCGGGCGGCGTGGGTTGAAGAAACCGACGGCGACGGTGAGACGGTCTACTTTCGACAGATCGAAGCGGTTGAACTGTTCGACGTGGGGCCTGTCACTTATCCGGCCTATGCCGGCACGGATTCGGGCGTGCGCGGGACGCGTTCGGCCGGAATCTTCGCGACGGAATCACGGGCGGCGGAAGCCGAAATTGCGACGGTGAAAGCCGAGCTGGGTGAATTTCTGCGGACGAATTATTACGAGCCGGAAGCCAAACGCCGAGCCCGCGAGCTGGCGTTGGTCAATCTGGCGGTGTGACCGATTCGGCGACCAAACGCCAGAACGCTCGAGGCCAATCGGTCGATCTGTTGTTTCCACCTGGGGCGGCGGTCTTCGTCGAACACTGTCACGAACTCCGGCGTGAGTAACGTTTGCCCGTGTTCATTTCGGGATGTCCAGACCGAGTGCAGAAGGACGCGGTGCCGCGTTCCGTTCACTTCAATGGTGTACGTCTGGCCGACGGTCAATTGATTCGGTTCCGGGAACGGCGTGTCCATGCTTCAACACCTTACCGACAGGATCAAAGGCAAAGCACCAGCGGGAGCGAAACGCTCGCCGAAGTGGCGGACTGTACGCGCAAAACATCTCAAACGGAATCCCAGGTGTGCCTGCTGTGGTGGGTCTAAATCTATCGAAGTGCATCACGTTGTTCCGTTTCACCTTGCGCCGGATCTCGAACTCGAGCCGGGAAACCTGCTGACGCTGTGTGAGTCGAAGAAGTACGGGATAAACTGCCATCAATTGATCGGGCATCTGGGCAACTATCGACGCTGGAATCCCTCGGTGCGGGAGGACGCCACGGTGTGGCGCATGAAACTAAATCCGGGAAAGACGGGTTGACGTTTTCGAGCGCTGCGCCGAATACACACTTCACGCCAACGGACGGGCGGGCAGTTTTGCCGAACGTCTGACAATGCGGTG